AAGATACAAAGCTAGAGAGAGATACGTATTCGGATTCTCTGACCCTAGAGGTATCTTCGGATCAAATGCAACATAATCGTAACTGATTTAAAGGGGCCGCCTTAAAACGGCCCCTTTTTTTATACAAGGTGTGAAAATGAAGAACTTCCTCGTTAAAATCTACGCTTATCACTACAAAATGGAAATGCAGGTTACCTGCATGGATGGCCCAATAGATATAGAAAACGCTATTATTGACAAATTGGGAAAAGGTGATATAAAATGGGAATATCTTGGAGAAATGTATGATCCCAGGGTAAAACGAATAACCTATGAGGAGGTTATAAATGATGCAAACACATCTAAACGACCTTTACACACAGAAGAAGGGTCTAGATCTGGAGTGGGAGCAGGAGCATCTTAAAGAGGGTAGATATACTCTCAATATGGTTAAGATTGACAGAAAAGTCAGAGAAGTAATTAGCCATATAAAACTTGCTGAAGCTAAAAAAGCTCATGAGCAAAATAAAATAGAAGGCTCTGAACCACAAGTTTCTGTAGCCACTTAAGAGCTACATACAAAATCAAATCAAAAACACAGCCTACTTGCGCTCTAATTAAATGTGATGTATAAAAGATACACTATACATTTAATTAGAACATAGACGCGTATAGTCGACGGCCTAGAGACTATGTTCGGTAAACTAGGAGGATATA